GCTACAACTGTCCGAGAGTTATCTGTTTGGAGACTCTTAAGTCGAATCGGGTTTGACAGCCCGTTCAAGAAAACTATGTTTTCTTGACACTCAGTCAAAGAATCTTGGAATAGATGTTGGTCATAATTGTCATTATTGACCTTCCATAAAGTCCGAATCCAAGTACCAGACAACAATCAAATGTTGAAAGGTGGGGGAGAGGTTATTTAACTTCTATTGATAAATGTTTGCCCCCTTATGAGGAGAAATCTTCTAATAGGATATTTATCTGACACATCTGCTGAAGCATTAAGTGATGCCAAGTATCTGATGTAAAACCAAATCACTTGCGAATAAGAATAACACTAAGGTGGTGACTAAACACCAACACTGTAAATGTTGTTTCTTACGAGGTCAGTCTCCAACCTATAAGGAGATGACGAAAGACTGTCGTGAGTTGATCACGGATCTTTGGAGAGCGTTGAAGATGTCTTTAAGACTTCACTCAATTCCTCTCAAAGATTGTTTCCATGTATTCTTAAAGAAGACTACATGGTTACACCAGCTTGAAGGTAAGGTTTTGATCTCTACTGTGAAAAACTTGACTGCCGAATTCTTTTCGAAGATGACGGGTCAAGAATCTCTAGGAGAGTTCGGAGCATTATGTTCGAGTGCTCAACTCGCGATAATCAGACGTAACGTTATACGCGGTAAGTTTCGTGGAAGGTTAGTCCTGAAACGAAACGGTATCGCTTTTCTGATGTCATTACTTCAATCGAAGCGATGGATTGGTCTTGTGCCAGATTCTCTAATTACATCAACACTTGAGAAACATTCTCAGGCGATGCAGAGAGAAAACGGTCCTATAGATCAAAACATTATCAAAGATTTACGTAATGCTACGCGTAATTTATTCAAAAACTTAAAAGTTAGTGATGAATTACCCGTCCCCACAAGCAAGTCCACTTTTGAGGCCCCAAGGTCTCGGGGTGGTTATCGTGCTTGTCTTTCTACAACGTTTTCTCCATATGGAGGAATCGGAATTAGGGGCCATAGAGAATTTATTTCTCCTGGTCCAATTGTAAAGGAAGTATTTGCTCAGGTGCCTCTCTTGGATGATCTTATTGATCAAACACGAGTAGGTGTACTAGAACGATACAGTGAAGTACAGAGGGATTTTCTCATTCGTGTTAACGATGGGAAAGGCTCCCTTGAAATTCCAACCTATACACTAATTTCGAATCTCCGTCATGAATTTATGCGTTCATGCAGAAATATCAAGGTGAAGCCTGTTGCAATTCCCGAACCACTTAAAGTTCGTGTAATTACAAAATCGACATCTGAAGTATTTTTGTTAAAATTAATCCAAGAGAACATGACTCTACGAATTGGTAAGTTGCCCGTGTTTGAATTAACATCAGGTAAACCCCTTCGTGATTGTGTTAGTGGAATTCAACAGAAGGTGAAATCGGATCCAAAGATCCAGTTCATTTCTGGAGATTACACCGCAGCAACGGATAACCTCCCATTGGAGATTATTCAAGCCTGTGTCGAGGAATTAATTGAACAAATAGTTTGTGAGAAACCCGAAGTTAAGGCCTTAGTTACGGCTATTGCACTTCAAGATGCTCAGGCTCATGATGTATATTATTCAAATTCAATTGAGATTGAACGGAAAAATTATATTCATGAGTTAAGTTGCAAACAGATGAATGTCGTTAGACAAACCTCTGGTCAACTTATGGGTAGCTTCCTCTCTTTCCCCATCCTTTGTTTGGTGAATTACATGACAGTACAAACTGCTCGTGGAAATCCCATTTCAAATGGAGAACGGAAGAAAATGGGGTTACCTTCTTTGTTTTTTGAAGAAGATATCCGAATCAATGGCGACGACCTGCTTTTCGCTGATACTTTTGATGTGTATCAGAAATGGCGGGAAGTTGTCAAAGACTTTAACCTCGAGCTTTCTGTTGGAAAGAACTATTTCTCGAGGGCGTTCGGAACAATCAATTCAAGAATGATTACTCAAGATGCTGTACTCTCTTCCATGAGGTACGGAGATCTTAAGGTCAAGAATGTAATTGAAAGCTGGTCCTCTTTCGTTGAGAGTGCGGAAAATAGTGAAGATCTTTATAGATTACACAAATTTTTTGTTTACTTTCGTGGAAGGGAACTGAAGAGTTCGAATGTATCGCTTTTCTTACCTATGAAATTAGGTGGTCCTTTGCCGGATCGACTATTCCAATTTGTTGAGAAGAGTGATAAGAATCGAATTCCTCCCGAACAATATCTACTCAAAATATTCAGAAGCTTACCTGGTAAGAAACAAAAATATTTTGTAATAGATAAAGCTCTTTGGAAAAGAACCGGGGGATGTTCTGAAAAAGAAGATCTGTATGCAGAAGATACCGAAGGTAAGGAAACCCAAATGTGGATTTCAATGCCTAAGGTGTTCTCAATGTTACTAGATGAATTTAAGAACATCAGTGTTGATACACTTTTTGACTCTCTAGATAGTTCCATTTTCGTGAGATTGGATACAATTGCTGATGATAAGTCAGCGAGTGTACACTATCGAACGAATTCCGGGATCCTAGATCGCCTAAGGTGTATTAGTAAAGGAAGAAAAATTGCTCTAAAATCAACTGAGAGGTTTACGAGTTACAATGTACTGAAGACAGTACTACTGAATTGTGGACCAACTAGGAAGATTGATAGAGTTTTTCTCCAACCTTTGAGATTCCGTTTCTCCCGTTGCTACTATGATTTTCAAAATGAAAAAATTGAAAAGATAGTGGACACGAGACGGAATGCTCGAGAAGAGATGGTGATCGCGTCGAGAGACGTCAAAGGAAACCTTCGGGTTAAATCTGCCGCCCTCCGACGATGTCAGAATCGTCTTCGGACGTGTAACGTACGTTGATGTCAATCGACAGACACTCGTATGAAACTCGTTTTGCGCCCTGCTTGAACTGATTCCCT